GAATGGTTGGACATGAGACGCAGTGCTTTCGACGCCACTCATTGGCGCATCGAAGAAGACTACCCCGGCGTCCTTTTTACGCAAGACGATGGTGACGGAATCCCGGACACGAATTGGCTCAAGGCAGACATTCAACAATGGCTGTACGACCAAGGAGTAGAAATGTCCGGGCTCCGCGCCACGAAAGCGAAGATGCTAGAGAGAGTTGATGAAGTGCTCGCGGCTGAGGTCGCCACTGAGGAGGAATGAATATGGCAATAGCATTTGATGATAGACCTACAACACTAGGGAACTTACTACTATTAACAGGAACATGGGCTAACGGTGACTCATCTATAGACGCCTCGGATTTCTTATCTGAGATTCTATTTTTTGACATACTAGTTAACAGCGCTACCGAGCAGGCAAACCCAACTGGCTTCGTGGGAACCACGTGCCACTTTACGGAGTCTGGTAGCGATGGTGGCAGGTTCATTATCCTGGGTCGACGATGATTGGGGGTGAAACCCCATGACTGACGTTAAAGTCTTTGAGTTTAACCCTGACGAGGCAATTGAGTTAGGGGCTTCTGTGGCCGGAGGCATACAGAAAGTCCTAGATGACTATACCAACGGTAAGGCGGTAGAGGGTATAACCAGTTATCTCATGGCGGGGAACTTATACGTAGTAGTGGTCACCACTTGATGGTGAGCACAATGGACGCCGAGGACCTCCGACGTTTAACCAAGCAAGGATGGAATTACGCAACCGGTGAGTCTGTTCGCACGGACGCAAGCCCGCGCGAGCGGCTCGCCGGCCAAATAACTGAGCAGAATACACGCTCTCGCAACATACGAGACGTGATTGACATAGGTAGTGGAACTCGCTGCAAACATTGTGGTATGCTCTACTTTTGCTGGGTGGACTCGTGCCGGACTTGCGGTAAACAAGTAG